GGTTCGGCAGGTTCGGCAGGGAGGGAGCCGGGGGAGGGGGAAATCCGATGCCCGTTATATAAATTAGATACCTAACAAATTATGTGTGAAAATTTCACTTAGGTGTAGATGCTGTCTATCACTGCATTTGAGAGGTATCAATTTTCTAGACCCTGACTAACAAAGGATTACAGGGAATAGTGACAAATTAGTGACAAAATAATGACAAGTTGTCACTAATTTGTCACTAATTTGTCACTAAGGTTTTTTCCACTTGAATGAGCCTGTATAAAGGGTTTACTGGGGTACGGAAAAATTTAGTTAGTGACAAGCTAAAAAAAGTTGTCACTCTCGGAAAGTCGCTCTGTAGGCTTGTGGAGATAGGAAAAATGACAAAATGACAAAAAAATTTTATATTATATATATATATAATAAAATACTATAATTTTAACTTTTTCTCGCACGTATAAGATAATTTTTTTTTGTCACTTTGTCATTTTTTCTTTTCTTTTCCCCACCCCTAGCCATTTTGAGTTAGTGACAAATCAAAATGTCATTGTCATTTACAACATTAAATAATCGGCTCTAGGAGCCAATTTGCGTAGTGACAAATTAGTGACAAATTTTTGATAGTAATTTTATATGCAAAATTATATAAAGTAGCTGTTTAAGCCATTCTCCAAAGGTTCGTGTAAAGGTTCCTCACATTTTTTATATAAAAATAAGGCACCTAAAAATACGTGTTTTTTAGTGATTTTTATATAATTTTCATTTCTCGCTAATTGGCTCCTAGAGCCAATCTCTGGAGATAGCTAAAAATCACTTTTTGCATTTTATATAATTTTACAATCTTATATAATATTCTTACAAGCCGGTTGACTTAGAACAACTTTACCTTTATATTAAGGGTATGGGGAAACTAAGAGCTTACAACATAGTTAATAATAGGCTTGTTCGCACCTTTGCGGACAACCTAAACCTATTTCGTGACTTCTATTTTAACAATATCCCCCGTGACATCGTTATGAGATTTTACCGCATAGGTACTGCCCACGCCTTTTTGAGCCAACTTAAACAAGTTGAGGATAAATGCCCCCAGCTCAAAGAAAGCCGAGAGGATTACTTCAATTCAGACTTTGCGGCAGAGAGAACACTCTATATGCTTGAAACTATAAATGAGTCATACACGGCTTTTATGAAACTTCCCCCAAAGAAATTTCGTGACATCAAATTCAAAGAGCTGGATACAGATTATATCCCTGCCGGCTGCATCACCCTACAAAACAAGGCAAGAAATGTTTTAGATTTAAACCAACCAAGTAAAATAAATAACTACCCGACCGCCCAAAAAGAAGTTATTACAAAAGCCAAAGCTCTACAGATTACAGAAAAGCCCCACACGGAAGAGGAAACGGCTCTTCTTGAGGACTTAACGTTCGACATTGAAGAATATGACCAAAGACTAATCGAACGCCTTAGAGGGGTCTTAAATGACCTTATAAACATTCCTTCTCATCAGATACTTTCTATGAAACCTGCCGACCGTTTAAGGAACACCAATGAAATAATAAAGGCCATCAGGCTCCTACAAGGTAAATCCACTGAAAATAAACAAACTTTATCTATAGTAAAGGCTATCGGAATTGCAACTACCAGAAGAACTCCAACAAAATGATTTAGTAAAGCTAATTCTTGATTGGCAAACCTCACCACGCAGGTTTGCTATTGAGGCTTTAGGCGTTACACCTACCAGTCAGCAAAGCGATTTGTTGAACAGGCTAGGTGAGTTAACCCGTGTCAAGATAAAGAAATGGAACACACCCCACGAACTCACAGCCGAGGAAGAAGCACTGTCTAAGAAGGTCGGAATATCCGTAATGTCAGCCAAAGGTACAGGTAAAGACGCTGTTCTCTCTTGGTGCATTCTATGGTTTTTGTGCTGTTTTAGAAACTCCAAAATACCTATGACAGGTGTCAGCTATGAGCAAATGAAAATAGTTTTAATAGCTGAAATAGCAAAGTGGGTCAACCGAATAGATAAAGACGGAAACCCCTGCTTTGTTTTAAAAGATATTGTTCAAATAGGCTCTGACAAAATTTGGATTTCTATGGATGAATCACCGGGCGAAGAAGGTAAAAGCTGGTTTGCCAAACTTAGAACAGCCCCCAAAGGCACCAAAGATGAGGTACAGTCCAAGACAATGGACGGACTCCACGCCGATTATATGATGCTTGCGGTTGACGAAGCAGACGGTGTTCCCGATGCAATTTTAAAATCCCTAGACACCACACTTACTTCCCCTGTAAACTTTATGCTACTCATATTCAACCCGACTAAGAATTATGGCTATGCATATAGAACCCAGTATGACAGGGAAGGGGATTATTTCATAAAGCTACAATGGTCGGCACTGGATTCAGAGAACGTTACATCAGACCAAGTAGAGCGAATGAGGCGTTCTTATCCTGAAGGTTCACCCGAATATAACGTAAACGTTTTAGGTATTCCTCCCGAACAGACCGAAGGTACCCTTATTCCCCAGCAATGGCTTGACGCTGCCGTTGACAGAGATATTACGCCTGATGATAAGACCCCAAGGATAATGGGTGTTGACCCGTCCCGCCAAGGTGGAGACCCCGCAGGTATAGTAATCAGAGATGGTGGCAAGATTTTAGATTTAATAGAATTTAGAAAGCTAGACACCAACGAACTTTCCGATGAGATTGTTCAGATTTTCTCTGAATGGGAATGTGATATGGTTTATATAGACTCCATTGGCAATGGTGCAGGGGTTTATGATGTGATAAAACGAAGATTACCCGGACGAGTAAGAGCTGTAGACGTTTCTACAAAAGCACGCTCCCAACGTTACAAGAGATTAAGAGATGAACTCTGGTGGCGTGTTCGTATGGGCTTTGAAAATAACACCATTTCAATACCCTCCAAGATAAGATTATACAGACAATTCTACAATGAGTTGCTGGTTATGAGGCGTGATACCGAAGATGATACAAACGGCAAGATTAAGATTGAATCTAAAATAAAAATGAAGTCTAGAGGAGCTAAGAGTCCAAACCTAGCCGATGCTTTTATGGTTACTATGTATGCCAATGAGCTTGCATTTGATTGTGATACTAAAAAATGCAGAGCCAGAAAAGACCCATATGATGACCTTGAAAATATGTCTAGGTTTGATGTACAATATAATGAAAATGCTTGGCTAGGAGTTTAAGGATTATGGCAGAACTTCATTTTACAACTAAATCAGGTAGCAAACCACACACCCATATCATTTACATTGATGCCGATACGGGCGATGCTGTTTGCTCCACGTGTCAAAACCACACACACGAAGTATTCCCGACCGAAACTGTAATAGTTCTCTCCACTGACTTAGACCATACTCATCAGGTTATCCCTCTCCCTGTTCAGTCAGACGATGTTAAAGCACCCAAGGGTGATGATGAGGAAGTTGTCCGCGATGCTCTCACCCTTTTTAAAACTGCTTGTGAGTATGAGGAAAAGTCTAGAAAGAGCGGCAAGGAAGCCTACGAATTTTTCAAAGGCAACCAGTGGGACAAGGGCCTCAAGGCTGAACTCAATTCTAAAAAAAGAGCCACCCAAGTTTATAACTATATCCAATCCAAGATTGATATTCTGTCAGGATTGGCAAGACAAAACAGAACAGACCCCAGAGCTTTCCCAGTTGAGGGTTCCGATGGAGGAGTGGCGGACATAGCCACAGCCGCATTAGTCCGAATATCCAAAAACAATAATCTTGCCTCTGAAGAAATAAGAGTCTTTGAGGACGAAGTTATAGCAGGCAGAGGACTTTTCCACGTTTACATTTCCCAAGACAAAGACCCACGAGGCGATATAATTATAGAGCGTTTTCCTTGGGCAGACGGATACTTTGGTGTACACAGTAAACTTGATGCTTCCGATGCTACGCACGCACACAAAGCCAAATGGATTTCAGTTGCCGAGTCTAAGAGCAGATACCCCGAACTCAAAGACGACATAGACGGCTTGATAGCTGACAGCAGGGAAGAAATAAACACAACCAACTTAGTTCAAGACCCGGGGAGTAAAGGTTCGACAGTTGATTTTAAAACTCACCCCGAGATTGTAGACCAACAGCATAGAAGAATTAGACTTATAGAACACGAAATAAAAGAATTTAAAATAGATTATAATATCGTATCCCCCGATGAAACGGTTATGATTAAGACCACGAGAGAAGTTTTTAATAAACTTAAAGAACTACCCTCACATATAAAATTAGTTGGCATTAAAACTACCAGAGAAATTATCCGAGTTGTAACGACTATCGGCGACAAACTCATTTCAAATGAGTACCCCTTTAGGCCGTACAACGGATTTTCACTTATACCATCTTATGCCTATAAGTTCGATGATGGTACTTGGTTCGGAAAAGTTGAGGCTATGAAACACGCTCAAATGGAAATAAATAAACGCGGTAGTCAGGGGATTGATATTGTAAACCGTATGCTTGGCCGTGGCTGGTTCATAGACTCAGAAACATTCAACTCCCCAAGCGATGAGAATAAGTTTATTAAGAACTCAGGTTCTTCGGGCTGGGTACAGAAGGTTCAATCCATTGACAGAATACCAAAGCAAGCTGATTCTATGCCCTATCCTCCTGAACTATTCAACCTCCACCAATTAAATCTTTCCATTATGGAAGGTGTTTCAAATATTACTTCCTCACTTTCGGGACAGCAACAAACAGGTTATGAATCAGGCTCGGCAATTTTGAGATTGCAGCGTTCAGGACTTGTAGGTAATGAACGTGTATTTGACAACTTTATACTTTCCAAACAAACTATGTTTAGAAATGTATTCAGGCTTATGCAAGAATTTTACTCTCCCGCCAGAATAGCCCGCATAGTCCTTTCAGAGGCTTCGGACACACAACGTTCAGAGCCTTTAACCATAGGTGATAATGAAATAAGTCCTTTCAGGTCACCCGAAGAAGATGAAATGATATACCAAGATATTCAAAATATGCTTGACACTACGGACTTATTAAAGTACGATATTCAAATAGGGGAGCAGATTTTTTCTGCTACAAATAAAGAAGCGCAATTTACTATGTGGAGTGAAGCAGCTACTCACGGTTTACCGGTTCCTCTTGAAATGCTTATTGAACTTTCTAGCCTACCTAACAAGGGCAAATGGAACAAGATAGTTAAAGAGCAAGAATCAATGAGGCAACAAATGGAACAGATGAAGTACACCGCCGAGCTTCAAAAAGCAGGTAGAATACCTGTCAATCCGACCAATGAGGAGCTAAGATGACAAATTCAAACACAACAGAATCCATCACAGACGAATTATTGAGCACTCTTTCTGACGAAGAATTAGAGAACAGACTTTCCGACAAGGAAAATTCACCCGCACCCGAAACGGTACCAGCGGACAATGAACAAACCAAAGAAGCCAAAGAACCTGAACAGACGGAACAACCCAAACAGCCTACCAATAAGGAACCTACGGAGCAACCAGAGCAAACCGATAGTGACCACGTAAAGGCTCTTGAGGAATCCAAAGCAAAGTTAGAAAAACAACTTGCTAACTTACAACAGGTTTATGGCCGCCAGTCTAATGAACTCGGAGAGTTAAGACGCAAACTTAAAGAATTAAAAAAGCCTACTCAAGAGGATTATGATGCCGACACCCCGAAGGCATTAGAAGAACAGAAAGAGTATGACAGGGTATCCCAAAGGGCACAAGAACTTGAGCAAGAACAAGTGAATCTTTCCATAGTGGAGCGTAACATTCACTTTGCCAAACAATTCTCGCCCGACTTAGAAGCTAACGCACCATATATACATAAAATTTTAACCGAACAGGACGGCTTTACACATCAACAGGCTAACGAATTTTTGGGACAAATCTTTGTACAGAACCCCTTAACAGTTTACCAGTTGAATAAAAGAGTCAAAGAAGTAAAAGAGATTGAAAGACTCAAAGCTGAAATCAACAGGCTCAAGCAGGCTCCTGAACAAATGTTGAATAAAATATCTAAGGCTGCCAGCAATGGTTCTAATGTTGCGGGCACAGTTTCTACCCCCGCTTCAAGACCGGAGCTGGGTTTTTCAGATTATTCAAAACTTTCTGATAAAGAGTTGGACAACCTTATTTCTGAAAGTTTAAAAAACGAAAGGATTTAATCTATGGCTAGTACAGCTATTACAACCAACGACCCCGTAACCAAGAAAGCGTGGGAAGAAAAAGCTTTCCGAGAAGTACGAAAAGAATCATATGTCAGCAAGTTTATGGGTGGCACTTCTGATTCACTTATCTTTGAACAATCTAAACTTACAAAAGAGAAAGGTGATAAAATCACCTTTACAATATTCCCCCGTGCAGATTCACCCGTTATTTTAGGTTCTTCTGGTCTTTCACTTGAAGGTAAAGAAGGCACTGTTGAACACTTCACAGATTCAGTCAATCTTGAAGAATACAAAACAGGTTTCAGGTATGAAGAAGGTCTCACCGTTCAGAGAGCTTTCTTTTCAGTATCCGAAGAACACGCTAAGGCTCTTGACGTTAGAACTGCCGAAGTTATAGATAACTTGTGGTTTGACGCTATTCAGGCCTCACCTTCCAGAATTATTTACGGTGGTGGCCAAGCCGACCTATCAACTTTAACATCTGCCCATAAACTTTCACCTGCACTTATAAGAAGATGTGCGGCTCTTGCCCGAGCTGGCTTTGCCAATGGCTCTAACGCAAGAACCACTTATCCTTTCCAACCCGTTAAGGTAGGTGGCAAGTCTTACTTTGTTCTTTTACTCCATCCCTATGCTTGCTATGACCTCAAAAATAACTCTGAATACCAAGGTTATCTTAGAGAAGCTGAAAAACGTGGTTCGGACAATCCTATCTTCACTGGTGCACTTGCTATTATTGATAACGTTGTTATCCACGAACACGAAAACATACAGATTAAGAAAACTGTAACTGGCGGTAAAGATGTTTATTACTGCACAGGCGTATTCTTAGGTGCTGGCTCTTCTATTTGGGCTTGGGGTAAACGTCCCACAACCGTAAATAAAGTATTTGGTTATGAAGAATCTACTGGTATCGGTAGAAAGTTTATTGCTGCTACCAAGAAAACACAGTTTAAGTATTCTTCATCTGATGCTAACCCCAGCGATTACGGTTCTGCAGGTGTTTACGTTGCTATAACCAACGTTGCTAATGCTGAATAAGGAGTAAATAAACAATGTCAACTATCGATTTAAGACCCAGTGTTCCCTTTATGACTATCGAGGGCAAGAGCATAATTGCTCAAGCCACGGTAGACTTCTCAAAAACTCCTGCCGCTAAAGGAGACGTTATAAAAGTTCTCCGACTCCCCAAGGGAGCTATCGTTGAGCAGGTTTCTTTGATTGTACATACAACCGAAGCCACTGTTAAAGTATGTGCCGGTATAGAATCTGACACCGACGCTTTAATAGCTTCTAAAGTTCTTACAACTATTAAAGCCAACAACAATGCTGGTACCGCCGATGGTGCATTTATGACCGCAACACCTAAGTTCATTCCTGCTAATGATTCTCTCTGCTTGCAATTAGATGCTGCAAATGCCGCAGCTGCTGTTGTAAGCGTGGTATGTAAGTATCACGTTGTTGCAAAAACGTTTATGTCTTGATTTCCTTTCCTTCTTCTCCTTTCTTTGCCATAAGCCACAGCAAGTAATTGTTGTGGCTTTTAACTATAAGGAACAAATATGGAATTTAACTTTACAAGAAACCAAATTTTACAAAAAGCTTGCAGACTGGCAGGTGTAACCGATGAAGGCGAAATGCCAAATTCAGACTTACTGGCTTCGGCTGCTGATTCATTAAACATAATACTAAAAGATATGGAGGTTTTTAACTTTAGACTTTGGAGTGAAGATAGGGTAACAATAAATATCAAACCTTCTGACAGGGTAAAAGTCTATAACCCAGATACCTCCAGATATGAGGGGTTCTACTGCATTAAAACACATCGTTCTAATGATGATAGTAAACCTTTAACTGGTAAGTTCGCTGATGAATATTGGTATTCAGACAACAAAGGTACCGATGCCACAACTTTTAATAACTGGTATGCCAATAAGGATTATCTCAATGGCGGTGAAGCCGAGGTTCCTTCTGATGTCTTGTCTATAGAAGGGGCTACAATTAGAAAAGACAATGTTGATTACCCTGTAAAAATTATAAATAGATTTTCTGAAGCCGACATTCAATCTAAATGGGAAGAAGGCACACCTGTTAGGTTAAAATATGATAAGGCTAATAAGATAGTTAGATTTTACTATTTACCTGACGACAATTATAATGTAACATTATTAGTAATAAAGTCACTCCCCGGTGTTGAACACGGTGGTGATATACCAGATGTTCCGGGTACCTTCTTGTCTTGTCTTATTTTGGAAACTGCCGCTTGGATTGCAGAGGAGTATTCAAATTTTGAAAAGGTGGACAGATTAAGAGCACTTGCACAGGCTAAGTTAGCATTAGCAAGTAGGCAACAGAAAGAGTTTGAGTCAAGTTCTTTTGTTGAGCCTATATATTAAGGAGGCAATAAGATGGCTAGGCAAATAGACTTTCTTCTAGGTGGTATTATAAACCCAAAAAACGGCAGAGCTTTGAGTAATGGCAAAGTCTATGTAACAGCAGCAGGAACAAATACTCCTTCACCTGTTTATAGAGATGCCTTAAAGACAGACTTATTACCTTACCCCATTATATTAGATGAGGCTGGTTCTGCCACAGCTTTCTCTGATGTAAATGGTATAGATATTCGTATTGTTGACGAACACGGGGGCTTTGTTAAAGAGCTTTTAGGTTTAACCTATGGGAACATTTCACTTCCAACAAACCATATAGAGAACCCTGTCAAAGAAGATATAGACGCAGATGGCCACACGATAACCAATATTCCTAATCCCATACTCTTGACAGATGCCGTAAACCTCCAGACTTTGGAGGATTATAAATTATTTAGAAAAAATTCATTCACTGATTTTTCCACTGGTTCAGCTACAGCAGAAATAGGCATTACAGGTTTATATACATTATTTGTAGCGGTATCTATAGGGGTATCACCTATAGATATGAGCGAATTTATTATACCGCCAGTTCGTAGTGCTACCTGCAGGCATAACGGAGTAGATTATGTTTTAAATACGGTTAACGTTAATGGTGTGTTAACAATAACCTGTACTAATGGCGCGAACATATTTGGTGCGTATGCAGTAGTATCTAAGAAAATGTTGGTTACATTGACATGACAGCTATAAATTTACTTGAACATATTTCTTATGGTCTTAATGCGGCACAGTCCCAAGCAGGTGCGGTTGAGCTTACAAACCTATTTGTCGATGTCAGGGGCGGTGCACCTTCTCTTAGAAAGAGGCCCGGCTTTTTACCAATAGGAGACGCTCTCAACACAGAAAGTTATAGTCCTGTTTCAGGAGACTATGTTCCCTATATTCATTCTTGGGATTCTGAATCACGCCTGATATGCTGTGTCAAGGGTAGAATATTCCGTACAAGTCTTGTCAGTCCCTATAACCAACCCTTATTCTACTGGAACGATATAACCCCAGTAAATGGGGCAGACCGTTTCAATTATAACGCCAACATAATCTTTGCCTCTGACCCTAACGGTGTTTATATGACCGACGGCTATAAAATTCTTTGGCTCGGTAAAAATTCTTCTAATGCCGTTAATCTTAGGACGTTTAGTTATGCGAAACCAGAAACAGTATCTTCTCCGCCATCTGAAATTCAAGATATGTGTTTTTTCAAAGGCTACATTCTAGCCATTGAAAAAGGCACACGAAACATTTTCTTTGCTATTCGTAACCCTGTGGACTCCACAATAGATGAACCTATGCCATTCAACCCCATTCCAGTTACATTTACTGGCGGGGATAATGCGGTTGCTTTGGCAGCCGGTTGGGACGAACTTACAATTTTCTATGAACGTTCTTCCGAAGTCCATTATGCCTCCGCTGACTTGAATAACCGCTTCCCTATTCTTGCAGGTGCTTCTAGTGAAAAAGGAGCTGTAAATAATAGAACAGTTAAAAAGTTAGGCAACTCAATATACTGGTTAACACCTGATAAGAAGGTTGTCAGAGTATCCGAAAGGCAGATTCAAGATGTTTCTATGCCTATAAATGCAGAGTTATCGAAATTAAACAGACAAGGACTTATTGATTCCTACGCTTCTACTATGTCTGATAGAATGTATCTACTCGAAATTCCCGCTTTAGAGACCACATTTGTTTTAGATACTCTTACAGGAGCTTGGTATAAATGGAACTCCGTTCTGACAAAAGGAAGTCTCAAGATAACATCTGTGGCCAACTTAGAAGGAATAGAGATTTTAGCCTCTGCTTCCAATATCATTATGTATTCGGATATAAATTACGGTGCAGACAATGGATTACCCGTTGAAATTAAAGCAGTAACAGCATATAACGATGAAGGAACCTTCAATCGTAAGTTTGCCAGAGCTTTAAAACTTAGGGTGCAAGGTTCCGAGGAAACGACCGGTGTTCAAAGAACATTCGTACCTATGTTATTAGAGAACGTTTCACAAGAAACTTTCTCCACTTCCCCCAGCATCGAAGATGATACTTATTCTTGGACTGCTTTCCAAAAATTTCACGATGATATACCTTTTAAAAGTGTTGAGCATAACGGGAAGATTTACTCGATAAGCAGTAAAAATGTTTATATCTCGGATTCTATAAACAGATTCGACATTAAGCGTATAAATAAGTCTGAATTTAGCGAGGATTTTTTAACAGCCGGAGTTGTTGTCAATGTTAATAGACTAACAGGGATAACAGTAACAAACTATGGTGTATTCATCTGTTCTTTAAAACATATTTACAAAATAGTTAATGATGAATTGGTTGAATTTAATCCCTCATTCGTACCACCCGGGGTTATAGATAATTACTTCGGTATAGCTTACTTTGATAACACAATTGTAATCATTACAAAAGGCGGTTCTGTCGCTGTCTATATCTCTTCGTTTAATGGTATCTATAAGGGACACGCACAAGCCAGCAAGAATGTTAATGATGCTGATAAGTATGCCCAAGGCAATGTTACTTATTATAATACAGTCTCACCCGATATTATAGTAATAAAGCACCCGCACGAAATACATGTTCCTCAAACCGAACATAGTCTATGGAGTATATACTGGGCAGTTCTGCCAGCTGTAGGGTCCAAAGCTTTAATATACCACCACCAATATAGAGAAAACTTTCCTATAGCTGTTAAAGATTATATGGAAACTCTTACTCCTACTGAATTAAGAGTAGGTTTTCAATATGGATTAGAAATAGGCAGGACAATTCGCTTAGGTTACAGTCAACAAATTAATAGAGTTTATCTATTGGACAAGGTAGTATCGGGAGGGGACATAGAGTTAAACATTATTTGCTTTGATAGCTTGCTCCCTGAACCCACCAATACAGATTTTGTTGTGGAGACAGTAACTATTCCTGAAGTAATAGGACATAACACCACTGTTATTTGGAACCCACAACTTGTTATGGGACAACAAGACAAACTGTTTGTTTACTTGCCTGTAATAGAGCTTCTCAAGGACTATGATATAACACAGCCTTTCCCAATGTTCACCTATAGCAAGGCTAGAACAATGGTTTATGAGATAGACCCTTATGCTGTTCGCCCTATAACACTTAGAACCATTCTGCCAGAGTTTGTATATTGGGTAGATAATGTATATAACAGAAAAGGTTTATTATATACAGTAGTACCCACAGCAATAGGATATGGCGGGGCTATGAGAGACCCCGACACTTTGGGTTATGATGGTGATTTTTATGTTATATTCCAAGGTGTATTGAAGGTTAACAGGTTTGAGATACGCCCTGTGTTCGTTGACTCTAATAATGTTTTAATGATATACTGGAAGTCAGATGGGAAAAATATTTCGCATACACGAGAGATAGACTTAGGGTATAATAATTCGGCGGCCATTGTGAAAGTTATCCGTGGGCTAGGCTCATATCACACTAGGCAATGGATTTTTAAAGCTGTCAATACACACATACTTTCTATTACAGGTATAGACTTGGAGGTACAATCATAATGGATATTCAACCGCCTAGTGCAAATATGGGTGAAAAAGAAATGCTTCAATATATGCAAAGGGTATATGATGCTCTTGTTATACTCAACAACAGAGTTTCGATACTCGAAGGAGGCGCTTAATGGCTTCTTGGTCATTTGGACAAAGTATTATTGATGAACTACGTGGAAAAAACGCACGAAAAGATATTCAAAGAGGAACACAAGCGGCCAATGCGGCTAATGCCGCCGCAGCCACACAAGCGGCTAATGCTAACTGGTTAGGTTTACAAGACTATCTTAGGTATGGCCAAGAGGCTATGGGTGCCATAGATGCAGGTCAAGCCAATGCCGTAAATGCTTTAACGCAGGGTTACGGAGGAGCCACTCAACAACTTATAGATAGATATAACCAATCGCAACAAGCATCACGACCTTATACAGATTCAATACAACAACTGCTCGGTACTTCAGGGGACTTGTTAAATGCTATGGGCATTGGTGGAGGGACTTATAATGTTCAGGCTTCACCTATGTATCAATGGCAGAAACAGGCTATGGATAACGAGTTAGCAGCACAGTTGGCAGCATCGGGATTATCCCCCGACTCCGCTCAAGCCGCTTATATAAGGTCACAAGGTATAGGTCAGTTAGGTGCCCAAGAATCAGAAAGGCAGATAGCTAACCTTATGCAGACAGCACAAATGGCATTGCCTTACGGACAATATTTAGGTCAGTCTGATAGGGAGCTTGGCGGCCTACTTTACCAAGGTGGTTTACAGCAGGGAGCCGGACTCTCTGATATTTATTCTCAAGCCGCAAGAGACAAAGCAAGCTTATATGGCGGAATGGGAGAACAATCTCTGGGCGTAAACCAAAACATAGGGCAGATTTATGGTGGCAGTTTAGCCCAAGAAGGCCAGAATTTATACAATTCAGGTATTGCACAATCGAATACTAGACTAGGTTTGGGGGACTTGCTTAATACAGCAGCTAATGTCTATGGCATTTCCCAAGCTACCAAAAAGAGAAGTCCTGTTGTTACTCCCCCGCAGGTAGTTCTTCTAACATCAGGAGGTAATTAAATGGCAGCTATAACACCGATTAAATATGCTGAAACATCAACTGGTGGCGTGAGAAATCCTATGAGAGACTTTGTCTCTAACTTACCCAATATCTATAATCAGTATCTTACCATACTTGATAGAAATAGACAGAGGGAATTACAAGAAGCTCAATTCGCTGAAGGCAAGAGACAGTTTGAAGAAGCACAAGCATTAGAGCAACAAGAGCTTGAAGCACAAAACCTCCAAAACTTAGCGGCGAATACGATTGAGCAGCAAAAACTTCAAGCTCTTATACAAGCTAATGCAGATAGAAATAAGTATCAGCAGGACATCTTGGATTATACCAGAGGAGAACCGGGCCGAAAAATCAATGAGAAATTTATAGATTTTTATTTGAATAGCTTTGGCAATCCCTTTGGTGTTCTTCGTGGTTCAAGTAGTTCAAGCAGTTCAGGTGGTTTAAGTGGGAACAAAATATATGCAGGCCTAGATAACCGTATTCAAAAAGAGATAGACTATTATTATTCTTTGGCAAAAGATATAGATTCACTTAGTACATATATAGCGAAACTGAAAAATACGTCAAACGATAGTGAATTTAACGAATGGTTTGCTGCAATGCCCGAGGAAAAACAAGGTGAGTTTTTAAGATATTCCGCTTTATCAGGTAAGAGACTTGGCGAAAAGATAGACTATGCTAAGTTAGCTGATAGTCTATCTAAGCAACTTGATAACAAACATTCTCAAGCTCAATCAGTATATGCAAATATGACCAGCTATATTGACAATATTAACGAAGCATTAGACTGGCCAGTATATAACAAACCCGTAAATCTTTTCCCTGACAGACACCCCGATGCTATAAAAGCAGCGAAGGAGAAAGAGGAAGAGGAACAAAAGAAACGTAATGCCAAAATTATGGCAGAAATGGAAGAGGCCGAGAGAAGGCGTAAAGAAATAGAAAGAATTGCCTTTGAATCTAACTATAATTTATCAGGGAGTTCACAAGGTAAATTTGGTGCTCCTGCTAAAGCTGAAAATAGGGTTGAGACTGATGCCACTAAGATAGCGGATTATCTTCAAGGTTTACAAAGTACTGTCTACGATGCAAGGACGCTGAGAGATAGGGGAACTAATCCTATTAGTTTAGGTATAGGTAATCCCGGAGACCCATATTTTAATGGTGGTAGCAATGTTTACGATGCAAATATGTTACTAAATCGAGGCACCAATCCTATTAGGTTAGGCATTGGGAATCCCGGAGACCCCTATTTTAATGGTGGTAATAATGTTTATGAACAGTACCTTAGAGCACTTAACGCAGGAAAAAATAGATAAGGATATTCAAATATGGCAGCTAGAGATAAACTGAGGAAATTACTAAGCTTACCGGGCTTAGATGATGAGTGGGCCAGCTTAGACGATAAGGAAAAAGAAAGTAAGCTGGACTACTACCAATCCAATCCACAGGAGATTGAGAAACTCTTATACAAGGTTTATCCTGACTATTATATTATAAATCAACAAGACCCAAACTACGTCAGGAACATAGTGAATAACTTTGTTCCTGAATCTACTTTGGGTTCTGCTTATCAAGGGGCTAAAGATGCCCCCCTTTCATTAGCCAAGGGTTTAGCAGGCGGTTTAACACCGCTAGGGATAAGTTCACCTTATGACGCTTTAAAAGAATGGGAGCAAGAGACACAAGGCTATGTGAACCCTGAAAACCAAAGAGCTTATAGTGTTGGTAAATCACTTACAAGTAGTCTTGGCTTTTCCATTCCAGCGGCTCTGTCGCCCGTGTCTGCCCCTGTTGCTCTAGGTATAAGCTTACTTCCAAATGCTTTGTCGGCTGGTGGTGAGGCAGCCGCAGAGCATATTGAAGAAGGGGGAGGTAGAATAGGTGCGGCTCTTAAAGGTACTGGGTATGCCTTAGCAGAGGCTATACCTGAAATTATTCCGTCTTATGGAGCGTTAAAAGCAACTAGAGGGATAGTTGGCGGAGGGGCTCTAAGGAGTGTTTTCCCACAGTTTTTAAAAGCCGGTGCCTCTGATATGGCGGGTGAACTTATTACTACTGCTTCTGAAGATTTCATAAACAGAATGGCAGGGACGGGGGATATATCACAGCTAGGAGACAAGTTAAAAGAGACGGCTATTCAATCGGCTATCCAAATACCCATATCGTCAAGTGTTATGGGTGCTACAGGTGCTGTTATGGGCAGGGTGAATAAACGTAATTATGATAAGGCTATAAAGTCATTAAACGGGGCTGTTCAAAGTGGTTTAGATAATGGACAGATAAAAGTAACTAAGAATGGGCAAAGAGTGGCTATGCCTGCTGATGAGGTAGCCAATCTTTTGCTGTCAGATACCGAGGAGGACAGTGTTCTCCTTACCAGAGAAACCCAAGAGGAAGATATTTTTAAAAATGTTGTCGTTGAGGAAAAAGAAATAGATGGCAAAGTTTTTAACTCTATTGACTTAGGTACCTTAGACAATTTAAATTCTACTGGTATTGGGGATATTGTTTTAACCCAAGGCGAAACCGTTAAAATTCCAGTAGTATTATCAAAAAGAGCTCGTGTTAGAAAGTCTGTTATGGAGGGTGGGGGACAGTTAGACACTACAGAGTTATTCTTAGATGGTGTTTTGAATGAGATTGACGAAGAGAACAATTTAGGTTTAGTAGACTTGAGAACACCTGAACAAAGAATAGAGGACTCTAACCTCACAGAAGAAGAACTAAAATCCAAACAGATGGCAGAAGGAACTTTACAGTGGTTCCCTATGCCAGCTCTGAAATATGGGGAGCTACGAAGAAAGCGTGACACGTCTTTAAAATCTGAAAACATAGGCCAACAAATACCGAAGGTTACACAGTTTATACTAGACGTTATAGAAGCATCGGAGAAAAATAGAGAGAAAGCTGGCCTACCTGCTGACCAGAATAAGATACTTAAAAATTTGAATATAGGCAAAGGTAAGGCTTATGGTTTTATCAAATTTTTACCTGAAAATGGGGAACATGTAGCTGTAGAAGTTGGCTTAGATTGGTTGTTGCTACACAACAAACAAAAAGCGGCTAGGACAATAGCCCACGAATCAGGGCACATGTTATCGGGCTTGCTTAGGGAGTATCTGTCCCCCACCGGAAATTCGAGCTTCTTATTAGAAAACGAGAGGCTAAATAAGTTTGTATCTGACTTTGCGGATTCTTATAATAAAGTTTTAAAAGAACCTATTCAGAATGCAGGTGCGGATTATACCGATATGATGAGCACTTTTAAAACTCTCTTAAAAACCCTTCCAGCTAATGCTAATTCCATTGACGTAATGGACTTGTGGAATAGTGTCAAGAGGAAGAAAACTGTTGATAATATTCTGAATTCAAACTACGACCCGGTCACATTTAAAGGCATATATGTATCAGACTTTGAAAAGGGTATGACAAAAGATGAAATTGACAAACTAATCCAAGATAAGAAATTCCCCGATATAAATAAAGTCAAAAGCAAACTATTTACAGATGTATCAACCTTAGTTGATGAAATGATATATCTGGGTATTCTTTCACGCGGATTATCTCCTAGGGCTGTGAAGGCTGACCCTGCCCGGTATACTGGGTTGCTAGACAGCGAAGAAAATTTTGCTGACTTTTTCTCTGCATATTTTAATGGAACCCAGTATAAGAGACCCGACGGTTCTTGGGGAAATATGGTAGATGAAATAGCTCCCACAGCTAAAAGGTTGTTTGAAGATTATATGGACAACAGGCCCGAAGTTAAAAAACTTATGCACGAATACTTTGTCGCCGAGAGCAAGGATGATAATGTTGGCCGTATTATAGAAGCTGTAAAGAAGGCTAGAGAAAAATACCGCACAGAGAGAAGTAAAAAAATAGAAACAGAGTCAGAGGTATATAACAGGTTTATAGGTGCAGGTTTGTTTAACAAATTGGGCTATGGACTAATAAATCAAAACTTACCTTTGTTTAAACAATTAAAAGAAGCTGATTTAATACCCATTATTAACGAGATAGAAAAAATAGAGAATATGGCCTCCCTTGCCGAGGCCCGTGTTGTCGAGATAGGCAGGATATTTGAGAAGGGTATAAAAGATATTCAAAGTAAATATCCTGAAACTATAGATATGGGCGAGGACTTGTCAACGCTTTTAGATTCTTACCTTGGTTTAAAAAGGATTGCCTCCGGTGGTAGAACTAAAAATGTTCCTGTTGAAACCGATGCTTACCATAAAACCAAAGATGGTACTATCGAAGAAAAGACTTTCAGGACTATGCTACCTGTAGATATTTTCACAGCTGAATTTACAATGTCACCAGAGGAGGCTAGAAAGAATCTTGAATCGGGACACTTTGAAAAATATAAAGATTTCTTTGAAGAAGTATCTAATAATTTTGATAACTATTGGAACAATGAAGTTTTGGAAGAGGCCCTGTATTCAGGCATAATATCCCAGAGTGAGTATAATCGACTTCAGTCCGTGGACGGTAGCTACATACCCTTCTACATATGGCAAGAAGCCGAGAGAAGGCAAGATAGGGTATTTATGAGCGAAGCTTTTAAACCTATAAGAGAACAACACGGAACACTTGACACGCCTTCTGACCTAGTTGGTTCTTCTATACGCAAGGGATTAGGTTTGCTTTATTATTCAAAGTATAATAATCTTATGCGTTCTATTGTCGAGGCTTTAAGTTCGGCTGATAATGGTGATGGCTCATTGGTAACTAAACCTGTTCGAGTATCGAAAAAATCGGATATAAGGAGTAGACAACTTTCGGCGAAACCCAAACCCGGCTGGGCGGCTATTACTTATTTAGATAATGGGAAAGAGTATCTAGCCTACGCACCCAAGATATTTACAGAATCTTTTGAAAGGGGCAATACGAATAATCTTGCGGTTATACTAGCTCCTCTTACCAAACTTTCAGATTATTATAAGAAATTAGTAACAACTTATTCGGTAGCCTACCTTCCTAGAAACGTATTGAGGGACTTTTCGACATACACGAAGAACATAGTTGCCCCCGATGGTAAAAGAATAATAGCCAAGAATATAGAGGCATTAAAAGAATATGCTAAGGCTATGTATGAAGTGCTTACCGGTAAGGAAGGTATGGAGTCAGAAATTGTTGAAGCCTTAAAAGCGGGTATTATAAACAGTGGAAGAACCCCTTCTGCTGATGCGGCTACAATAGGCGAAACAATGGCAGACGAATACAAAAGGATATATACAGATAAGTTTGATATAGAGTCTATGAGAAAGGGGGCGGGATTATTAGATATACTTACTTCTCTGGTTGGTAAGATACCTAAAATCCAAAGATATGATGATACTAACTTAATGGATATGTCTACTAAAGAAAAGGTGGCGGCTTTGATTAAACAGCCTTTCAGAGTGTATGCCAAAGGAATGGCCAGACTTAATGCTAAACTTGAAAGAGTTCCCAAGATGGCTGCTTTAAGGTTATATAAGCCTTATGCAGATAAGGGGATTATCTCACAAGACGAGTATGAAGTTCTATCCCGATATGCAGGTTCACCTTTCTTTATGAACAGAGGAGCTTGGCACCCTCTGACAGGTCCCTTGGCTATGTTCTTCAACGCACGTATGCAAGATATGTATAGGGACGTATTTATGGCCCGATACAGCAAGCAAGCCTTGGGTAAACAAATAATTCTACCCGCTACCATATTTGCCTTACAACAAGGTATGCTGGGGCTAATGGTAGGTTCAGGTGCGGCAGGTGAAGAGTATAAGCATTTTTGGGATTGCGTCCCCGGGTATGATAAGGACAGAGGTATTATCATTCCGCTTGGTATGACTCCAGATGGTAAGGCTGTTTACTGGTGTGTTACCCACGATGAAATGACTACAATGTTTAAATCCATATTCAGAAACCTATCACAGAACGCAGAGTATGACACTAGCATAATGAGTTCGGCTTATTCCGCTTTCTCCAGTCTTACAGAAGTTTCTATGAACCCTGCTTTGACTTTGTTGTTCGAGGCGTATCAGTTATCGTCAGGAGTTAACCCCAAAGACTATTTCAGAAACAGGTCTGTTATACCCGATAGGTCATTTAGAGAAGGTGGTATGGAGCTATTCAAAGAGATAGCCAAGACTTATTATAACGAATTGTCACCCCTTGCACCTATGTATAAATTCTCGTATGATGATATAAGATATAAGGCTAATATGCCGCCTAAAGATGAACTTGAAGCAATATGCGGACTGATACAAAAAGGACTTAGAGTCCCGTTTGCACAAGCATTTTTGAAGGCAGGTTTATTAAGAGTCAGTAATCAGGGTTTAACTGAAAAGAGGGATAATATCTTGGCCAATGACAAAAGTTTCCAAGCCAAAACAAACAGGCTGTTTTCTGAATTGTCTCAAGACATTGTGTTGGGAGACCACGCAGGTATCACGGAATCTATTGAAAATATAAGGAAGTTGAAACCGTTGACTATGGGCCAAATGCAAATATTAGCTACTAACGCTGGAAAGCTAGGTGACTTTATGAAGAATGATGTTAGAGAAATAGCTCTCTCACCACGTGAACGTGTTCTAATCAATTCCTCAATCTCGGACAAACTTACTTTATTACAGAAGGGTTTTTAAAATGAAAAAATACTTTGTTCTTATCGGTTTATTTATTGGCTGTTTAATGTTGGCTTCAGGTTATCCTCGAACTATTGAGACGCAAATTCTTCCCAGTGCTACATCAGGTTGGGATGAGTCTATAGATAATTGGCGGCCAATAGCTGTAGACTCTAATGGAAAACTGATTACCGGTAGCGGTGCAGATGTCGCAGCTATTCAAGCTGAGTTGCTGTCAGTTGGCACAGCGGTTGATACTATTGCTTCCTCTAGTG